GTAGTAAGCAAAAACAAATGGTATGAGCGGGAAATCTTCACAATGTGGTCGAATGGTGAAAGTGCCAGGTCAATCCATCGTAAAACTAAAATAACATTGCGTGAAGTACTAAGAGTAATAAAAGACATTAAAAGACAAATAATAAACGAATATGAATAAACTTCAAGCATTTTATATTCGGATAATGAAATACCACGATATAGACAAAACAATAAAACACGAAATAACGAAAGACTATGAATTTATTAAAAATCATTATTGTATGCCTACTGATGACAATAGGCTACAAAGCGAGAGAATTAAAAGAGAAGGACGAAATAACGTACCTAAATAACAAAATAAACACTTTACAACAACAACTAACAAATGTATTCACTTATAGAAATAATTGGGATATCGAGTCTCGCAATAATCATTGCTACAGTTATGACACCACAACTACCAAGTAAATTAAGAATCAAACCTTTGACGTGTGAAAGTTGCATAGCATTTCACATTGCAATTGGTTACTTCTTTAACACTTGGAATTTAGCTTGTATTATACCAGCATCACTATGTTACATTTTAGCTTACAAATTATATAAATTATGAAAAACGAACATATAGATTTTATTTTAGAAGTTGAGCAGTACTTAACTGCATTTAGAAAAACAATGGTTATGAGAATGCCACCAGCCGACGAAAACAAAGTACGTGCAATTCATCAAGAAGTAATGGGAAATCCAATACCTATGTGTGGTAGTTGCTTTGTAGATTCATTTACATCACTTGTGATAAGAGCAAGATTTGAAAAGGAAACTCAGATACCAACAATTAGTGAAATAGAAAACAACGCTTTAATTTTAGCCCAACTTGCAGACGATGAGCAAAAGCCAAAACGCAAAAGAAAGTGAAGAAACACACACAAATTTATATGAAGTATTTTGGTTACCATTTAAGTGACTGGTTGCCTTGTGAAATTTGTGGATGTCAGGCAGTAGATTTGCACCACATCGAAGCAAGGGGAATGGGTGGCACTAATACAAAAGATACCATTGAAAACTTGATGGCACTTTGTAGAGGTCACCACGTCCAATTCGGTGATAAGAAACAACACAAAGAAATGTTAATTCAAGTACACAATAATTTTATGATACAAAATGGAAAATAGTTTTGGTGGTTTATGGAGTGATGAAAAATGCTTTCAATGGGAATTACAAAATAACATCTCATTGGACAACCAGTCATTTGTAAACCTATACAATAGCACGGCAAGGGAAATATCAAAACTTGTAGAATTTGAAAGTTTTGCTGATATTGGTGGGGGCGTGGGTGCGTATTCATTAGCAATGAAAAACCTAAATAAACAAGTGTATTACTACGACTTGAACAAACACCATTTTAACTATGCTATGAGCCACAACGTTGCACACTATTATCACCAAACCGATATAACCCAAAACAAAATTAAACACGATTTAGTAGCGTGTATTGAAGTAATGGAACACATTACCGATGATAAGCTGAATGAGTTATTGACAAACGTAGAATGCAAGTACTTTCATTTCAGTAGCACACCAAACACCACCGATTTTGATAAAGAATGGGGTCATATAAACTTGAAACAAGAACACGAATGGATTGATTTATTCCAACAACACAACTACCAAGTACATACAAAAATGAATTTACCCACATCGTGGAGTTTATTATTTAAAAAAACAATTGAATAACAACTGATGGCAGATAAATTAGACAACCTAAAAAAAGCAAGTGGATTTGATAAAAACCCACAGAATATTAATACACAAGGACGACCAAAAAAGATTGTAACTAAACTTAAAGAACTTGGGTATAGTAAAGACGATATTAATCAAACGTATATGAATATGTGTGCAATGAATAGGCAAGAACTTGAACTAATAGACAAAGATAAAACTGGTCAATATACAATTATTGAACAGATTATTGCTGGTTCATTGGTCAAAGCCCACGACAAAAATTCTTTATTTAATCTTGAGACTTTAGTTACACGTGTACACGGCAAACCAAAAGAGACGCTTGACAATAACATAAAAACAGACGAACCAATAACAATAACATTAAACTTAAAACAATGACAGAAACAATTTATCTCGGAAATGGTTGGGAGGACCAGTACGGAAACAACGTATCAATTAACATCGAAAAACTAAATCAAGCAATTGCAAGTGGCAAACTTGAAGTCAACAAATATGGTGATGTAAAGTTAAGAGTTGGCAAACTTAAAACGCCAAACGAAAAAAGCAAAGCTACTCATTACGTCGCAGTACCTAAACCTAAAAATGATTTGCCATTTTAATGAAAGCGACACTTGAATTTAATTTGCCTGATAACCAACACGATTTTGATTGTGCAGTTGATGGTGCAAAATGGATGTCTGCAATGTGGGAATTAAACGAGTGGTTAAGAAGTCAAACCAAATATGCACCTGATACAATGTCAGACGATACGCACAAAGCATTTGAAGAATGCCGTGAAAAACTTTACGAAATACTAAACGAAGAAGGGCTAAAACTATGAAAGCCAGTTGGAGATTAACCGAAGAACAAAAACCAAGCGATGACCGTGAAGTAATGGGAAACTATTCTTTTGGCAATCAATTGATAAAATTTGACGGCGAGTATTGGTACGACACCACTTCTGAGATAGTTGTTAGTGAACCGTTATACTGGATGCATATTCCCAATTTACCACACGAATGAGAATATTAGTATTAATGGATTCAGCAAGTGGGGTGAGCTTTCATCGACTATTCACCCCATATGCTCGTATGCAAGAAGACTACGATATTCAAGTAGATGTATCACAAAAACCCCCTGAGTGGATAAACATTGATTTTAGCGTTTACGATGTGGTTATATTCAATAGATGGATTTCGGTTGCACAATATAACATATTTGAGAAGTTAAGCGAATTAAACATACCTACTATTTGCGATGTCGATGATTATTGGGTAGTTCCTAAATCAAACCCAGCTTACAGAGTTTACAAAAAAATGATCAAGAATGCAACTAAGGACGCTATCTTAAACGCAACTCACATTACATCGTCAACAACCCTACTTGCTGAGAAGATAAAAGAGATAAATTCTAACATTACTATTTTACCCAATGCATTGGACTTAACCCAAAATCAATGGACGTTTGAGAAGGCAAAGAATGAAAAGTTGACAATTGGATGGGTGGGTGGTATAACACACCTTGAAGATTTGAAACGTGTAGGCAATAGCGTAAAAAGATTTTGTGAGGAAAACGACGCTATCTTTTATATGGCGGGATATCACACAGAAAGTCACGAATGGCAAATGTGCGAGAAAACAATCACGGGTGAATCAATAGAAAACCGACCTAACTGGTTTAAAACTATTCGAGGTACAACGCCAACGGATTACGGCACTTCATATTCTTTATTTGACTTTTGCATAGCACCATTACAAGATACTAATTTTAACCAATATAAAAGCGAATTAAAGATAGTTGAAGCAGCAGCATATAATTTACCTATCATTGTATCCAATGTCAAACCATATACGCTACACGAGGGGAATAAAGGAGTTATTTTTGCTGAGAATAACGAGCAATCGTGGTATGATTGTATTTGCCGTATGGCTAAACTAAACATTGGTGATTTGAACACAGAATATTGCAACCAACATCATAACCTTAAATCTATAAATCAAACACGCTACGAATTACTCAAGTCACTATGCAAATAACCTACAACCGTCCATTCGTTACGACTTACCAAGAAGCCATACTTGACGCACCTGAACGTTATACAGTAACGGCAGCAGCAACCAAGTGCGGGAAAACGGCAAGTCATATCATATGGATGTTTGAACAAGCGTTAAAATTAAAAGAAAATCAATCGGTGTGGTGGGTTGCACCCGTGTATCAACAAGCTGAGATAGCATTTCGTAGAATGAAAACCCAAATTAATGTGAAAGACTTTTTTATTAGCAACGAAAGTAAGTTAACATTGATTTTGCCAAATGGTGCAAGGATAGAATTTAAGTCCGCAGAAAAACCCGACAACTTGTACGGTGACGATGTTTACGCAGCAGTAGTGGATGAGGCGTCAAGGATGCGTGAAGAAAGTTGGTTTGCTTTGCGTACTACATTGACGGCTACAAAAGGCAAATGTAAATTGATTGGTAACGTCAAAGGTAAAAAGAATTGGTTTTACAAATTGGGTGAACGTGCAAGGCTTGGTGAACCTGATTACAAGTTTTTTAAGATAACGGCATACGATGCTGCAAAAGAGGGCATTTTAGAATTAGAAGAAATTGAACAAGCCAAACGTGATTTACCTGAGTTTGTTTTTAAAGAGTTGTATTTGGCAGAACCGGGAGACGATAAGAGCAATCCTTTTGGAATAGACAATATTCGACGATGTTATGCACCAATAAGCAATAGCACACCCGTAGCGTTTGGCATTGACCTTGCAAAATACACAGATTGGACGGTGATAATTGGGTTAAATAATGAAAATAGAGTGTGTTATCTTGATAGATTCCAATCTGACTGGGAACAAACACAAAGAAAAATAGTAAATGTAGTTGGCAGAATACCAGCGTTTGTGGATAGTACTGGTGTCGGTGACCCAATAGTTGAGAATTTACAACGTTTATTGCCTAACATAAAGGGGTTTAGATTCACATCACAAAGCAAACAACAAATAATTGAAGGGCTGGTAATGGAAATACAACAAAATTCAATTGCATTCCCTGAATCACCTATCGGGTACGAATTGGAGAACATCGAGTACGAATATACCCGAACGGGAGTAAAGTATTCTGCACCATCAGGGTTGCACGATGACTGCGTTATGTCCTTAGCGTTGGCAGTAGATTGTAAAAAACATAATAAAAAAGGTATATTTGCATTTGCATAATGATAACAATTAAACATATTCAAGAACTTAAAGAGATAGATCACTATTCACCTTTAGAAAAAGCCATACACACTATTTGCATAGTAGATGGTAGAGATATTGACGATGTCGAAGAAATGAAAGTTTACGACTTATTCAATAGGTTCAATACAATAATGGACAATCTAAAGTTTGAAGATACTATTCAGCTTAGATTTAAAATAAAAGGTCGACGCTTTAGGATGATTCCTAATGCGATGGAAATGCAAGGTCAACACTTCATATCACTTCAACAATTTAATAGCGAAGATACACTCCCAAACTTGCATAGGATTATGGCAATGATGAGTGAAGAAGTAAACATATTTGGTCGACCTAAAAAAATCAAAAACTTAGGTGTGCAATTTGAAGAAGTCAGTAACTTGTTTTTACATTTGCCGTATCAGATTGCGTATGGTTACACGCTTTTTTTTTCTCGTCTTTATCCGAAATTGTTGGACGCTACCCAAACTTATTTGAGTCAGATGGTGGAGAGTCTGAAGGCAAAAGCAATGGAATACAAGGATGGTTTGAACTCGTAAATCAAATTTGCAAAGGTGAACGTGATAAATGGGATTATATCTTGGAAATGCCTATTGTCGAGTTTTTAAACACAGTCGCATTTTACGTGGGTAAGCAAAAAGAGTTTAACAAAGATTTGCAAAAATGTACTACGTTTGAAAGTATGGTACTTGCATATTTAAGAAATTTGGTTTAGGTTTGCATTGTTCTTCTAAAATACAAAAGTTTATACTTTTAACCCTGCACCAGTTGTGGGGTTTTTTTATGTCAAAAATTAGTGTATATTTGTGTTCGTTCTTTCAATCGTGCTTTAACCCTCATAGTCTAAACCAGCTATGGGGGTTTTTTCATCAAAGCAACAAAATTCACAAAGTGCTAATATATAAGAGTGAGTATAACAGTCAATCAAAAACCCGACAATAACGCACCAGCATATAATGATTTAAATTTTGTCATTACTGAGAGTGATAGTGCTATTTATACCAAGCCAAACTTTAAATTCATTGCCGATGTGTTTCAAAATACAACACGAATTGCACGTTTAAAAGCACCTATCTATCCCAATAGCACAAACAAAAGTGTATTTAACATTGGGCGTCTAATTGAGAACTTTGTTACCTTAGATTGGGATATCGACGATACGTCTGTGAGTGGATGCCCGAATAGTTACATTCCTTACAAGGTAAACTTTGGTTACGAGTATTCTACTGGCACTACTTCACCAATTATCGAAGTAAGTGGTGCAACTAACGTGACGGGATTAACTGCGTATAATATGGCTTTAAATCCTATCGACTTTGTTTCGTTTGCTGAGAATGACTACAAAATTAACACTACAAAAAATGCCGAGTTTTTAACAACAATGCGAAGTAAAACCATTTATCAAAATCAAAAAGACTGGCTTTACTTTTGGCGTGGGAATGCTGCGAGTGTAGAAATTAAAACTTTCCCAGCAGCAACAACACAAATCATTTTACTAAGTGGAATAACAGATTCGGTTATACGGATTCCAATTATACCAGCAAGTGGTGCGACCTATTTAGAGGTCAAGGCAGTTGGTACTGGCTCAACAAGTGAAACATATAGAATAGACATAAAAGATGAATGCACAAAGTACGCAAATAATGACGTTTACTTCCTCAACAGATACGGGGCTATCGAGTCATTTCGCTTTAATAGGGTCAGAAAAGATAACTTTACTATACAAAGAAAAACTTACAAGCAAACACAATACAGTTTATCAGGTTCAAGTTATTCCTACGAGACCAGTGCAAGAAGTATCAGTAACTACAACACCGAAATAATGCAAAAAATTACACTCAATTCTAACTGGATCACAGAAGAAGAAAGTGTATGGCTCAAAGAGTTGGTAGCTTCACCCTCTATATGGTTGTTAGACGATGGAGTTTTGAAAGCAATTAACATCACCAACACCGACTACTCAGTAAAAACATTGTTAAACGACAAAGTTTTTAATTTGACAATAGAATGCGATTTGTCATTTGTAGATAAAGTTCAACGCTTATGATAAACTTATTTGTAAATAATACGCTGGTCGATTTAAGCGAAGATTTTGACCTACTTATAACCCGTTCAATTGCCGATATTAAAAACCCTGAGCAACGTTCAAGTGATTGGTCAAAGACTGCAAAAATACCAGGCACAAAAACAAACAATATTTTATTCGGTGGTATATTTGAAGTTGAACACACGGTCTTAGGTAGTGGACAATTTGCACCTAACTTCAACCCAAACAAAAAAGCTGATGTCGTTGTTTTGGTCGATGGCTTTGAGCAGTTAAGGGGCTTTATTAGATTGATTCAAATAAACGTCTTAGACCACGATTTTATAGAATATGAATGTTCACTACACGGACAGACTGCTGACTTGTTTACAACGCTGGGCAATGCCAAATTAAGCGAATTAAACTTTGACGAATACAACCATACTTTAACTTCAACAAACGTCACCAATTCTTGGGACACGTCAATAATAAAAAACGGAAGCTCACAAGCCTTTGCGTATGGTGAAGGTTATGTTTACGCACAAATGCTAAATAAGTTCGGAAGCAAAAACACTAAAACAAATCAATGGCGAGTAGATGACCATATACCTTGTTTATATGCAAAGACAATAGTAGACAAAATAATGTCAACTACTGGCTACCAATACACGTCTGATTCATTTTTTACAACTGATAGGTTTAAACGTTTAATTATCCCATTTACAAATTTTGGATTAAATACTGATGAAACATCGGCAAATAATCGTTTATTTCAATCAGCAAACACAACAACAATTACGATTACTACATTCAATCAATTAGTGCCATTTAACAACGACTCAACTGGTGGCAACTTTGACAATGGGGGAAATTATAATACGTCAACTTATAAGTTTATTTCACCAATTACTGCAACCTATGATTTTTA